CACGGACTGTACACGTACGGCAGAGACACCGTAGGCACCGCCCCGAAGTCATGGGGCCACGCGCCCGCGTCATTTCTGGTCGAACGTCGGTTTGTTGGACAGGACACGAGCATCATCTTTCTGTTTCCGTTGTGCCAATTGTGGAGACCACTCAGATTCCTCCCACGGTCAGCTGTGAACTGGCTGTGGGAAGGCCTTTACGTACCTCCTTTGGAACGATTCAACCCCGTGCAAGGGGAATTCGTGCGCGTCAAAGTCAACCGCCCGGATGGCTTGTGTGTGACAACAGCGCGCGTTGGATCGTTTGATGCGACCACGGTACCCGCCGATCAGGATTCCCAAGTTTGTGCTTACGCCGGGGCTTCAAAGAGCCTAGTTACGAATACCGGCGTACTGTCCTACACTCCTGAGCACGCGCGGCAGAATACCATCCATCTTACGTACTACCACCAGCAGAAGAAAGAAACCGAAGACCCGACAGTTGTGATCTCGATTCCGCCCCCAGACAGACCCGTGGTGCGATACCAGGTCGGTCCCAGGGTGGACGAGACAGCGAAGCCAGCGTTGAGAGTTCTCTGCAATCCTATTGTTGCCGGGCTAGCGTACTCACCCGATAAGTGTGACGGCAACACTGCTGGTGCGATCCTGGAGAGACAGGTCAAACCCTCCCAGGACGGCCACGCGTCCAAGTTCATGCGCCGATGTATGACGGAGTTTTTGGAGCTGCTGGAGAAGCACTCCGGTGTCAGACGACACTCTGTTGACATGGCCACACTCGACGCGATTCTCGAAGTCCAAAACCGACCTACTCAAGTCGCCATGCTACAGCAAGCCGCTGTGCAAGGGGATCATGCATACGACCAACCTGCTGGTGCGTTTCCGAAAGCGGAAGTGTACCCTGAGGTTAAGGCCCCACGTGTCATTGTTACCTTCGGGGAGAATGACAAGTTGGATTTGGCCTTGTTCCTCAATGCATTGGCCTTGGTGCTGAAAGCCCTCCCGCAGTACCTGTTTGTGGAGCCTACCGCCCAAGTGGAGCGCATAGTGCGCCGCTGTGGCGGACTGGTGCGCCGACTAGAGACAGACTTTTCGAAGATGGACTCACGCATTAACGCTGCGTGCAGAGAGTTGGAACTGATGTTCGCCCTATTCTTTCTCGATCTTTCCCTGCATGACCGCTACACCCGTGTCTCAAAGACGGACCTCATGAAGCTGATCTATGCAGGCGACTTGCGTTTCCTTACGTTATTCCAAAGGTTGTCCGGGTCCGCCGGCACTTCTCTCTTC